TGTTTACTATAACGTTCCTATTGATGGAGATGGTGAAGGTGCTACTTGTAACATCACTGTTCAAGATGACGGAGACTTTGAAGGTGTTATCACTGATGTTACTCTAACCTCAGCAGGTAAAGGTTATAAGACTGCTTCTATTGATGTAGATGCTATACCAGGTATCCTAGGACCTCTACTTGCAGGTTCTGGTGCAATATTAGATGTTGTGATTCCTGATGAAGGATCGGGTGCTTCTGTGTTCTTACAAGGTAAATCTATTGGTAAGATCAAGAAACTTAAGAATAATGAGTTTGGTTTCGGTTATTCTCACGATTATACGTTAAGACCTGAAATAACTTTCCCTGTGAACCTTCAGCTGTTTAATACCGCTTTACTATCACAGATCAAGATAACTGACCCAGGTGCTGGATATACTTCAGTTCCTGCTGTTGTAATTGAAGGTGGTGGTGGATCAGGTGCTAAGGCAGAAGCAATTGTTAAGAATAATCGTCTTTCTGAGGTTATTATTAAGGATCCTGGCTCAGGATACAGTTCTGAACCTTCAGTTACACTTAAATCAGAATTTAACTACGTTGTTAACGTTGATTTAGGTTATTTACAGTTCAACTTCCCACACGGTATCACAACTGGTGCTGAAGTTCAGTTAAGAGCAGAAGACCTAGGATCAACCGTAGGTATTCTTCCAAAACCTAGTTCTGCAGGTTTGGTTAGCTTGAACTCAAATCAGACATACTATGCTATTGCTGGTGAAGCAAATTCACTTGAATCAGACCAATTACGTATCTCTCTAACCAAGTTAGATGCTGAATCTGGTTCTTATATCACATTCTTGACTCAAGGTGAAGGTAGACAGGTACTACTCACCGAGGTATTTGGTGGTAAAGCAACTGCTATCGTTGAAACATCTCGTTTCTTAGAGGGTGAACTTGTTTATCAGGGTTCATCTCTTGAACTTGCATCTGCTACTGGTTATGTTTCTACTAACGAAGGTTGGCAGATTGGACCTAGAATCCTTAAACTTGAGAACTATGATGGTGTTTGGAGATCTGGAGAGCGTGTAACTGGTGAAGTTTCTCGTGCATCTGGTTTGATTGATAACCTATCAATCGCTACTGGTACACTGAATATTGCTTCTCTAACCAATACTCCTGGTCAATTTATCGATGACGTTGGTAAACCATCTGAAATTGTTCAAAAAATACAAGATTCTTACTTCTATCAGAACTTCTCATACGTTATTAAGTCTCAAACACCTATTAACCAGTGGAGAAAGCCTGTATTAGAAACAAACCACCCTGTTGGTTTCAACCTCTTCGGTGAACTAGCAATCACTGGTGGTAAGGATATTTCTGGAAGAAAGGTTGTATCTGACCTTATTAAAGAAGTTAATATCAATAGTTTCACTAATATTAATCAAATTACATCATTTGCTAACGCACAACCCATTTATACTCAGTTTAATAATACTGAGGTACTGTTCAGACAGAAGAGATTAACTAACTCAGAGGAAATCTTAACCTCTATCGTTAAGAAGATTGATAACATCTCTGATGACTTTGATGGAATTAAAACCCAATTCCCTCTTAATGTAGAAGGTAGTTCCATAACTGCAGCAGATAATCAGATGTTTATCTTGATTAATGGTGTTGCACAGTCACCAGGTACTGCATTCTCAACAGCTGGACCTTCTGTTGTCTTTACTGAAGCACCTAAAGCACCTTCTAGAATTAAGTTCCGTGAAGCAGTTTATGCTCAGAAAGTAATCACTAGAATGACATTCAGTTCTATTGGTGGTATTTTCCCACTTTTAGGTAATACTGTTCGTGGTTTGGTATCAGAAGCAACTGCAACTTGCATAGATTCAGGTGTTGACTATATTGACGTTATTGACATACAAGGAACCTTCCAACTTAATGAAAGTATAATGGGTTCACAGACTGGATTCAATTCTACTTTAAGTGATGTTTCTCCTATAACTTCTAAGACTATCTACGAACAAGGTGAGAGAATCACTAATTTGGCTGGTAATTTTGCTATTGTTGAAGAGAATAACTTACAAGATGGTGTTATTACTAATGAACTAGTTCTTTCACGTACTTCTGGTACTGCTAAGTATGAGACTGGTGAATTTAATATCAAGTTCAATGATATCATTTATTCTGCACGTTCTAAGATTGCAGCAACTATTACAAGTATTGCACCTTATCAGGATGATATATCTAACCAAATTATTGATCAGGTAGACCTATCACCTAGTTCTTCCTTCTTTGGATTAGTATTCCAGAGGGTACCTTCTATTACCTTCCCTAATAAGATACTCGATAACATATCAGAAACAGTTATTAACCCTGTTGAACTATATGATCCTGAGACAGCTAATAACCAAGACTTCCTAGACTTTGAGAGAGTTCGTAACCAAGAGATACGTTATGACAATTTAACTGGTACCGACTTTGCTGCTGGTTCTGACATTCGTCTTAAGAAGATTTACTTTGGTAATTCATCTCTAAGAAGGACTCACGATGTACGTCTTAATGATGCTTCTAACGCTTTGCAGCGTAATGCGAGATTTATCGCTGAAGAAGCCGTGGGAGCAATGTTAGATTTCTACCCCTCCTTCCAAATCAATACTGGTAGAAACGCAGATTGTGAAGATGATATTGTAGATGCTATCAATATGATGGCTTGGCAGTTAGAGTTTGATGGTAACTCTGAAGTTTGGGATATTGCTAATACTTACGTTCAAGGTAACACTGTATATCACGTTGATGGTGCTGAAGCTCAAACAGTTTGGGCAATGAATAAAGCACGAGACTTAGCACTCCAGTGCATAAGAATGGAGGATATTGATACTTCATTTACTACATTACAGCAGTGGAGAGACTTAACTGTTACTGGTGAGTATAGTGTAACTGATAATAGTCACGCTGATGCTAGAGCACTATTACTTGCTAACAAGTGGTATATCGCTCACGAAGCATTGTACTATGCTAAACAACAGAATCCTGGTTATACAGTATCTGGTGGTGACTCACATTGCTTGTCAGATATAGTTGATGTTGTTGAAGCAATTGCATATAACACTGCTGTTGGTGGTAATGACTTTGTTTGGGAAGCAACAGATCGTATTCTTCATTATGGTACTGTAACTGGTGATATCGATACTATGGTAGATGCCTTTACTAAGGCAAGAGATATAGCAATTGATGTTCAGAGGAACGTTGTATATGCCAAGCAAGATACTTCACACGGTTGGACACAATTTACTGATAGTGGTATTACTGCTGATGGTGCATCTCCTGCTTGTCAGGCACCTGCTGCAACAATAACCACCCTAGCGAATATTCTGATTAATGCCCTAGGTACTACTGCATCACCTGGAACTAGAGCAGCATTCCAAGCTGGAACAACGAAGACTGAACCATCTACTGCTTTGATGGCAAATCCTTCTACAACTGCTTGTGTAAACGTAACATCTGCTATTACTAATTACTTTGCAATTATCACTGATTCATTACAGGATCCAACTGGTGCTGCACCTGGAACTTATCCTTGGTCTATTTCAAATGTAACTAGAGTTGCACCTCCATATTCATTCAGTGATTCTGAGACACTTAAGTCTATTAAGCACGCTTATAAAGATAAGTCTTCTGGTGGATTCTTTGTCTTCGGTGAAATTGTTAAAGGTATAACATCTGGAAATACTGCTGAAATAATCGGTTCTAATGCAGGTAATAAGTGGATCTATACTAAGAATCCAACTGGTGCATTCTCTGATGGAGAATACATTACTAATAGTCTTTTAGTTAATACTAACGTAACTGTAGATAATTTAGATTATGCTGCTGGTGCTGGATCTCTTGAATTTAATGGTAGTGCATATCTAACACATCCATCTACTGAGAAAGTTGCATTTGGTGATGGATCTATTCCTGATGGTAACTTCACTATAGAATTATGGGTTAAAGCAACAGGTGTTAGTGGTAACCAAACATTATTAGATTTCCGTACTTCAACTGGTGATACAAGTTCTGCTTACTTGATTATGGTCAATAACACTGTTCGTTGGAACACTGGTAATGTTGACAGAATAACATCAAGTGCAAATCTAGCAGCAGATACTTGGACTCATATCGCTATCGTAAGAAATAGTGGTGCTACAAATATGTACGTTGGTGGTACTAAGCAAACCACAACTTATACTGATAACACCAATTATGGCAATATGCCAGTTAAGATTGGTGCTAATGCTGCTAATGCTCAGGCATTTACAGGTAATATGGAGAACCTAATGATTAAGTTAGGTTCTACTGCTGTTGATTATACTAGCGACTTTACTCCTAGTGGAACTTATGATGATACAGATATAAATCTTAAGTTTGGATTTAATGGTGAAGCACCTATTCCTATTATTAAGGGTGAAATTTATGCTACATTCCAACAAACTATAACTTCTACTGCTACTGCTGAGGGTGTAGAACTATGGCGTGATGAGATTATGACTGAGGGAGTTGATCTTTCTCGTGATGATTATGTTGATTGTGCCGATATTATTGACAAGAACAAGTACTGGATTGCTGAAGAAGCAGTCGGTAGAATGAAGGCTATGTATCCTGACTTTGTGATACCTGGTGATACTGGTACTTCAGATCAAGGTACACAAACTTGCTTAAGAGATACTTATGAATACATTATACCTGCTATCGTTAATGATCTAAGGTATGGTGGTAACTTTAATAGTATCGTTGCTGCAAGAGGATATCTTGCTAACCAAGAAGGACAATTAGCACACGTTAACGGAGAATTGCTTCAATCCATCTATGCTTGGAGAGAAGTTGGTAAACTTTGCAATACTGTTATTACTGCTAATGCTGATGACTTAACTGGTGAGCATACAACACGTATTCGTATTCCTAACTACTTCTCATCTCCTGCAGCTGCTGGTATACAGACCTTTATTACTGATCTAGTAGATAGTTTACTACTAGTTCTTGGTCCTACAGGTAATAGATTTAGAGATGGTGCTGATTTACTATACTTCAACCGTAAGTGTATCGCTGATGAAGTTGCTTTCTGGTTAGAAGAACAGTATAACGTAACTATTAACTTCATTCAGGAAGATAAGTTTGACATTCCTGGTGGTACTCCAGGTCGTGATAAGTGTGTTCGTGACCTTAGAGATCATATTATACCTGCTATTGCTGGTGACTTATTAACTGGTGGTAATGCTAACGTTCAAGGTATTATTGATCAATACTTAGATTCTACAGGTAAGATCATTCAAGTTGAAGAAGAATTACTTCCAATGCTTGATGCAATTGGTTACTCTAAGATGTTGATGGAGAAGGCACTACAGAATGCTTTAGTTGGACGTAGTGAAAACCTTGCAAATCTTGCTGGTACAACTGCTCAAACTATTGACGACTTCTTCCAATTCCAATATACAGATTTCCCTGCATTCCGTAAGGATCAGGCAACTGAACCTACCTTCTTACACGATCCTCAAATCTATGCAGGTTCTCAGAGAGCATTAGATGCTGCTGATATGCTTGAAACTAACAAGCGTGCTATTGCAGGTGAAGCAGTTGATCTTATGCTTAAGTGTTCTGCATTTAAACATTATCACTTCAGTGTTAAAGGTGGTAAGAATCATTGTGAAGATGATATTGTTGACGTTATCGAAGCTATCATTCACGACCTTAGATTCAATTCTAACTCTGCAACTTATGATGCAGCGATGTTATATCTGAATACTGAGAATGGACTGAAGCACGTTACTGATGAGACTGAAGAAACTGCCTTTGCTATGAAGATGGCTAGGGATATGTCTGCTTTGGCGATCCAGAACAAGTTAGGGTTTAATCCCTACCCTGATTATTCTACAGGTGGTGGAGCTGGTGGCGGTCAAGGTGGCGGTGGCGGCTTCGGTGGAGGTGGCGGTGGTCAAGGTGGTAACCAAGGTGGCGGTGGTGCAGCACGTGGTGATTATGATAATAATGAGTCTGGTAATAAGGCATATAACGCTGCTGATGAAATTAAAAATAACTTAAGATTTATTGCTTCTACTGCTGTTGGTCGTGGTGTTTCTCAGTACCCATCATTAGGATTTGGTGGATATGGTTATCAGTCCTGTGTTGATGACTGTGTTGATATCTTAGAAGCATTGATATTCAACTTAGCACACGGTGGTAATAACAAGATGTGGTATGCCACTGAGTTCTATGTTACTGATTCTAATGCAGTTCAGCATATCAATGGTCAACCAAATGAAGTTAAGTATGTATTTGAACAAGCAAGAGATATTGCTATTCAAGTAATGAGACAACAGTTAGTTGCTACTAATGGTTATACAGAAGGTGATCCAGTATATGATGATGAAATTACTATCGATCAACAAACTGCATCTGGTCAACATACTCCAACAGCAGCAACTTATGATCCTGCAACTGGTGATTTAGTTTTAACTTTAGGTGCATCACACAATGTAACTACTAACGATACAATTAGAATTAATACAAATTCACTTGTATTCACTTGTGATCAAGATGATCATCAGACTCAACATACTTATCCAAGAATTTCCGACCCAGCAGCTGTTGCTTTACTACCCGTCACGAACGTAAGTGGTAACGATATTACAGTCAATGTTGGTATAACAGAGAGAGTTAACTTTGATGCTAAGGATTCTACTTATGATCCTGAAACAGGTCTATTAACTCTTGATATTGGATCTCATAGTTTAAGAGAAGGTCAAACACTTAAGATTCTTCAGGATGAATTAAATTATCGTTGTTCTCAGGATAATTATAGATCTATTCATAAGTATCCTCGTGCTACTGATCCAGCAGTTGATAAAGCATTAGATATCGTTTCAGTTGGAACAACTCACCATACAGCAACTTGGGCAGACTTCAACCCTGTTACTGGTATGTTGAATGTTACCGTTCCTAATCACGGATTTAAGAATGGTGACAAGATTAGACTTGCTAACGATTCTATGACATTCACTTGTGATATGGATGAGCATTACAGCAAGAAAACATATCCAAGACTGTCTGATCCTGCTAGTGGACGTTTCCTACCAATCTCAAACGTAACTAAGAATACTTTTGAGATGAGTATTGGTAAGACTCCTATCAAATACTTCACACCATCTCAAGCAAACTATGATCCTGAAACAGGTGGTTTAGAACTCGTACTTGGTGTACACGGTTTAACAACTGGTACTCATATTAAGTTAGCACCTAACTCCTTAACATTTACTTGTAAGGAAGATGATGATGCTACCTTCCACACATATCCAAGAGCTCAAACAACTACTGTTACTCCATCTGATGCTTCTTACAATCCTGTTAATGGTCACTTAACTGTTACTGTTGCTAACCACGGATTCAAAGTTGGTGAAATGGTTCACGTTGAGAAGAACGGAATTGTGATGACTTGTGATATGGACGGAAATGCTTCTGAGCATCCATATCCAAGACAAGATGACCCTGCAAACAATTCTTGGATGAGAATTGAAGCAGTATCTACAAATACATTTACCTTTAAAGTTGGTGAATCACCTAAAGTAAGTTTCACACCAACAGCAGTGGATTACACCCCTACTACTGGTGATATGAAGATGACCATTGGTAATCATAGTCTTACTGCAGGAACTGCACTTAAGATTGCTGAAGGTGGTCTTACATTTACTTGTGCACAAGATAGTCATCAAACTCTTCACCCTTATCCTAGAAATACAACTTATACAGTAGCAAATATCAATAACGGTTCTTATGATCCTGAAACAGGAATAATGACTGTTACAACTGCTTCTAGTCACGGTCTTCAGGATGGTGACAAAGTTAAGTTTGCTGATAATGCTATTACCTTTACCTGTTCTATGGACGGTAATGGTTCTAATCATTCTTATCCAAGACCAACTGACCCTGCATCTGGTAAGTGGTTGGAGATTGATGTAACTGGTGCTACAACATTTACTGTTAATGTTGGTAAGACTCCTACTGTTGGATTTGCTCCAACAATGGTTGATTACAATCCAACAACAGGTTTAATGACATTGACCATTGGACAGGGACATAATTTATCTGTTGGTCAATCTGTAAGGTTCTCTCAGAATTCACTTACATTCAAATGTGCCTTTGATAACTATGCTACTGATCACTCATATCCTCGTGCTTCAGGTCAAGGTGGTGCTACTCAGAATGACCCATTCTATGATACTGCTTGTCCAATCACTGCTACTACAGCAGACACAATTACAGTTCAAGTTCTAAGTTCACAACCATCTACTAACACAACTGCTCATACTTGGCAGGCTCCTACTAAGTTAACTCCAACTGGAGCATCATATAACCCATCAACAGGTGTTATGTCTCTTACTGTTACTGGACACGGTATGGTAAATGGAGATCATATTAAAGTTGATGATAACTTTGTAACCTTTACTTGTGGTCAAGATAGTGATCAAACTAATCACTCATATCCAAGACCAAAAGATCCTGTATCTAATAAGTTTATTCCTATCACATACATTGATGCTAATACCTTTAGTATTCAAGTTCTAGAGAATGTACCTTCAACCAATACTACAACTCACAACTTTGTAAGTGCTGTTGCTAATAGTATTGAGAGATGTGTTGTAAGAGCTGGTGGTATTTACACACACGCTTATGTTTCTTCAACTGCTGGTTCTCTAACTGCTAAGAAAGACCAAACATACGATTCATCAGTTAACATTAAGTACGAAGGTACTCCAATGACTGCTGCAAGTGGTACTACTTACAGTGGAACTACAGGTATTCTTGAGGTAACAACATCTGCTAATCACGGATTAGTTGTTGGAGATTATGTTAAGTTAAGAGATGGTGCAGTAACCTTTACTTGCTTAGAAGATAGTAATTCTTCTAACCATCCTTATCCAAGAGCAACTGATCCAATTAGTGATAAGTGGATTAGAGTTATGACTGTTCCAAATGCAACTACATTTAGTGTACAAGTATTAGATGCTATTCCATCTTCAAATACTACAACTCACACATTTGTTTCTGGTCTATCTAACGGAATTATTAAAAAGGATGATACTATTACAGTTAATGTTGGTATCTCTTCTAATACAACTGCTCATATCTTTAAGGAAGCAGTACCTGCTTGTATAACAACAGGTGGTAACTACACTCACACATTCGTTCGTGCTGAAACTAATTGTATTATTAAGTCTAAAGACCCTGTATATGGTAACTCTTTAGAAATTACAGGTACAACTGCTACTTCTATTACTCTAAACGTTTTACCAGTTGTTCCATCTACTAACGTAACTCAGCATACATTTATATCTGCCACAAATAATTGTGTAACTACTGGTGGTAATTACAGTCATAAGTTTATTTCTGCTGAGAAGGATGGTGTAGAACTAGAATCTGGTTCTGTTACTGTTAACGTTGGTACAACACCTGCTGTATTCTATAGCGTTGGTGATGCTAATTATGATGGCGAAACTGGCGATATGATGATTAAGGTTGGTGCTCATAAGTTAATCGATGGTACTACTATTAAGATTGCAGATGAAGCATTAACATTCACCTGTGATATGGATAGTCACGCTTCAGAGCACGTTTATCCACGTCTAACTGACCCTGCTAGAAACACTGCTTTAACAATAAAAGAGTCAAGTTCTAACTCTCATACTATTACTGGTGCAACTTATACTCCTACAAGTGGTGTATTAACTGCAACTATTAATAATCACGGATTCCAGTCTAAGCGTACAATATCTCCAACCTTTGCTAAGTTCGATCCAGCAACAGGTGATTTGGAAGTTTATTCTGCAGACAACAGACTTGCTGTTGGTGATAGTGTAATGATGGATGATGGTGCTGTTACATTCAGATGTTCTAAAGACCAATACAGTTCAACTCACCCATATCCAAGATCAACTGACCCTGCATCAGGAACTTACTTAATAGTTAAGAAAGCATCTAGAAATAGATTCACAGTTAATGTTGGATCAAATGCTTTAGGTGGTGCTATCTCTGATCAGAGTATTCACGTATTCGAAGCAGCTAATGGTAATAGTATTCACGTTGCTCCTACTTTAGTTAAGTTTGATCTTAATTCAATTACATTCAATTGTACTAAGGATAGCAATGCTACTAACCACACATATCCAAGAGCAGATGATCCAGAAGCAGGACATTGGTTAGAAGTTCTATCAACACCTGATGCCAATACATTCACCTGTAATGTTGGTATTGCTGGTGGTGGTAACTTTGCCCATACATTTGTTGGTGCTACTGCTGGTGGATTAAAAGAACAGACTGGATGGGTTACTGTTAACGTTGGTGCTACTCCTTCAACTGGACATACAGTTTCTACTGCTACCTTCAACCCAATTACAGGTACAATGGTACTTGGTATAGGTAACCATTACTTTAACAAGCACGACAATATTAGAATTTCACCTGATTCATTAACATTTACTTGTGGATTAGATAGCAACCAAACAAATCATACTTATCCAAGAGCAAATACTGTAGTAACTCAACCAACAGCAGCATCATATGATCCTGAAACTGGATATATGCTTCTAACATTGAACAACCACGGATACTCTAATGGAGACTTCGTTAAGTTTGAGTTAAATGCATTTACATTTACTTGCACAATGGATAACAATGGTTCAAGCCACACATATCCACGTGCTACTGATCCTACTTACGGTAAGTGGTTACCAGTCGAGGATGTACAAGCAAATACATTTAAAGTTCACGTTGGTAAAACACCAACCACAGGATTTGAACCTATCTCTGTAAGTTACAACCCAACTTCGGGTGTTATGGAGATGGAGATTGGTGAGCACGAATTTACTACTGATCATAAGATTCGTATTGCTGCTAATTCATTAACCTTCAGATGTGCTCAGGATAACTATCAAACAGATCATACTTATCCACGTTTAGGAGATCCTACTTATCAGACATCTGTTCCTATTATTGCAACAACACCTACTACAATTTCTGTACAGGTTCTTGCTTCACAACCTTCTACAAACACTACAACTCACCAGTTTGTACAGCAAGTAGGTAAGACACCAACTGATATTAATTACAATCCTATTACAGGTGTTATGACTGTGACTATTGCTAATCACGGTTATAACGATGGTGATATGATCAAGATCGCTGAGAACTCACTCACATTCACTTGTGATAAAGATAGTCACGCTAGTGATCACGTTTATCCAAGAAGAACTGATCCATTCTGGGATAAGTGGATGGTAATTGATACTGTTACTCAGGATACCTTCAATGTTAAGGTTCTTGAGACTGCACCTTCTACAAATACTTCAACACATATCTTTAAGTCTTGTACTGCTAATTGCATAACAAGATCTGCAATCAGAGGTGGTGGTATTTACACACATACCAATACTGGAATTGCTTCTGGAGGTATGATCCATAAGAAGGATCCATTCTATCAGCGTGGAATTAACATTGATCAAGTTGGATACACTACTCATACTGTAACCAATGCTAAGTATAACCCCAATACTGGTGTGATGAATCTCACCATACCGAATCACGGGTTTACTACCTCTCTCCAAAAGACAGTATCTGATGCTACTTACGATGTAACAACCAGTATGTTGAGGATAACAAGTGCTTCTCACGGAATGAAGAATGGTGACAGAGTAAGAATTGCTGATAATTCTATTACATTCACTTGTGCTCAAGATGGTAATGCTACAAACCATTCTTATCCAAGACCAAGTGATCCTGCATCTCAACGTTTCTTAGTTGTTACTAACGCAAGTACCAATACATTTGAAGTTAACGTTGGTAATTTCTTCGGTAGAGGTCCAATTTCTAACCAGACTGCTCATACATTTGTATCTGCAACTACTGGTGGACTTGAAGTTGCAAGAGATAGTATTAAGATGGCTGAAAATTCCATCACATTTACTTGTGCTAGAGATGATAATGAAACACTTCACTCATATCCAAGACAAAATGATCCTTCATATGATGAGTATCTACCAATTTCTAATGTAGGTACAAACGATTTTGATGTATATGTAGGACACGCTAACCTTGATAAGACAGTTCATCAGTTTGTATCTGCTACTTCTAATGGTATTCATCATCTTGATGGAACAATTACAATCAACGTTGGTATTTCTTCTAACACTACAACTCATAACTTCGTCAATCAACAGACAACTTGGACACCTAGCAGTGCTGCATACAACCCAACAACAGGTGTTATTACGTTAACTGTTAATAATCATAAGTTCTATGAAGGTGAGTACATTTATCTTGCTGATAATGCAGTAACATTCCGTTGTGATCAAGATGGTCAAGGATCAGATCACGCTTATCCTCGTCCTGGTGACCCTGCATCTGGAAGAATGCTTCGCATTTCTAACGTAACTACTAACACATTTGATGTGAAGGTATTAGATGTAACTCCTTCTACAAACACTACAACTCACGTATTCCAGTCTGCTGCTGCTAATTCAATCACCAAACCTCAAGTACTTGGTGGTGGAGTTTATGAGCACAAGTATGTAAGTTCTAAGGGAATGGCAATACGTAGTGGTGGACTTTATACACACGTATTTGAAGGACCAACTAAGAAGACAGTAACTAATGCTTCATACTTACCTGCTACAGGTATTATGACAGTTACAGTTCCTGATCACGGATGGAGTAATGGTGATGGAATTATCCTTGATGATTATTCATTAGTCTTTACTTGCTTAGAAGATAGTAACAATACTGAGCACCCATATCCACGTCCAACTGATCCATTCAGTAATAGAGTTATGACGATTTCTAACGTCACAACTGACACATTTACTGTACAGGTTCTAGCATCTGCTCCTTCTACTAACACCACAACTCATACATTTGTGAGTGCTACTCCTCACGGAATTAGAAGAGCAGCAGTACACACTGGTGGTGCTTATGCTCACACCTTCATTAGTTCTCAGAGTAATGCTGTTACCTCTTATACAGGTGGTGGTGCTGCACGTTGTAGCAATGAAGCATCTGCTATTACTACATTGATGAATATTCCTATCAATCTGTTTGGTTCTGGTGTAAGTAATCCTGAAGCATACATTGCTGGTATTAATAGAACTCTACCAGGTGAATGGCCACTAACAGGTGAACGTGCTGCAATTCGTGATTTAACAATAACTTATGACTCTGCTGGTAATGGTGAGTGTGCTGCTGTTGGATCTCAAATAATTCAGTTGTTTAATTATCCAATTAATGTTATTGACACTGCTGCTCAAGGTAATGGTAATTGGTTTACTAATCAATCTGTCTTTAGACAGGCTCCACTTCAAAATAATACATTACAATCTGGTGGTGGTATTTGTTATAACGTAGTATCTGCTTCTAATACATTAGCAGATATGATTAATATGACACTTGGTCGTGCACCTGAAATGTATCGTCAGGCAGCAAGATTGATATGGTTCAATGATCAGTATATTGATCGTGAATCATATTACAAGACTATGCAAAATTATGGTGGATATACAGGAGACGAATCATTCGCAACTAATATCCGTAAAGCATTGATATATGACTTAATTACTGATGGTAATATCAAAACTCTCGAATTAGTTAACAGTTGGTTTGATGCCGAGGGTAACTTCATAGCGTTCCCTAATATCTTCAGAACATATCTGTTGTATCATACTGCTGCTGTTAAAGATATGACACTTAAAGTTCTTCAGCAAAAAGCAGATAATCCTGGTCCTTATAACCAAGAGGTACCATATGAGAATCTAGAACTACGTCCTACTGAAACAGCACAACATAAGGTTTGGCAGTTATTCCACTTAATTGAAGTTGCACTTGAGAGATCAACTCTACCTACAGCTTATCTTAAGTTCCAATTTAATGTTGGAACTATGGTTAATACTGATGGTTCTATTGATGCTCCTAATGGACATTTATTCCAAGCATATGATCGTGTTACTTATACAGTTCTAGGTTCTGCTATTGCTGAACTAGACAGGCAAGTATATTTCATTCACCCAGATACTACTGAAAATCTAATATGGATTTCAGAATATATTGATGGTGATAAGATTGAATTATTATCTCCAGGAACAGCAGGTCAAGTTCATACATTATCTGTAGTTGATGAGACTGGTATACATCGTACTCCATCAACATTTGGTGAGCGTAATGTACCAACACCTATCGCTGGTGGTATACAACCTGCAGATATATTCTTCGGTGATACTACTGGTGCATATGCTGAAGTTATTAGAATACAAGATAACTGGGCTAAGGTTCTTTATAATGTCATTTACTTACCACTTACAGTTACTAGCGATCCTGAAGTATTTGTTAATGGTGAGGAAGTTGTTAAGACTGGTGCTACAGGAAATAAAGGAACCATCCTTGCAACAGATAATTCTACTTACATTAAGTTAGTTCTTACTGGTGGTAACATTGTACAAGGAGATAATATTGAAGGATTAACATCTGGTGCTCAAGGTACTGTTAGTGATGCTACCCATAAGCGTATATTAGTTAACTTTAGAATGGGTGAATTTATTGCAACTGATCTATTATTCAGTAAGCAAGATTCTGGTAGAGCAAATGCACTTATCGTACGTAATAATGATGGTGCTCTACTTGATAACCAGTCAGGTCGTGTAACATTTGATATTGAGACTGTTACTGGTAACTATGGTGTTGGAGATGTTATCTACGGTTCTGTTACTGATCAAATTATTGAAGTTGAGGCATTTAATATTATGCCTGGATTTGGTGAGTACATCCATTCTACCGAGATTACTAGATTTGAATATGCATCATTAATTACTGACTTTGGTGTAGATGATACATTTAAGGTTGGTGATGTACTACAACTTCAAAATGCAGGTCAGTCAGTTGGTCACACATTCGTTGTTACTGAACACGATGCTGATAACAAGTACGTTTACCTTGCAAATGAAGAAGGTAGATTCTCTGCTATCGGTGATGATTTAACAGTTATTGCTGGTGATGTTGCTTATCAACTTGCTAAGATTCCTTCTGGATCTAACTTCCCAAGTGTATACACATCCGCTATCTCTTCTGTTGTAATTACCGCAACAACTGCATATGGACGTATTGAGAGAATTGAGCAAATTGGTCTACGTGCAATCATTCATCTTGGTGATACTGCTGGAACCTTCCTGAAGAACTCACAGATTATTGGTGATTATGGATTCAGAGGTGCTTGTTCAGTTGCTAAGACTTTACGTGGACGTGTTAGAAGGTACTTCAGAGGATTCGATGGAGAAACTAAGGACTTCAAGTTGACCACTGAAAATGGTACTGCATACTTCCCAGATCCTGCAGGTCATATGATGATCTTCGTGAATGGAATCCTACAACCTCCAGGTGGTAATAATGCATTCACCGCATTCTCAGATAACATTCAGTTCACTGAAGCACCTGCAATTAACTCAACATTCCACGGTGTTTACGTAGGTAAGTTGAGACAATTAGATGATATCTCATTCGACTTTGATTCATTACGTAACTCCTTCAACTTGAAGTTAGGTGGAGTATTCTACTCACTAACATTGACTGAAGGTGTACAGTCTAACACTATCAGACCTGAGAACAATATCATCTGTCAGTTAAATGGTGTTGTACAGGAACCAGGTATCGGTTTTGAACTTGTTGGTTCACGTATTATCTTCTCTGAAGTTCCTCGTGCGGGTTCTACATTCGTTGCATTCTCCTACATTGGTTCTGACGTTGACGTTATCGCAGCAACAGTTGTACCTCCAATTGAAACTGGTGACAAACTAGCAATCGAGGGTGAGGAATTTGAAAGAGAAGTTGCTCTTATTGAGTCTTCTAACTCACTAATTACTTTCGAGTACACAGGATCTGTACGTGGACGTAACGCACAAGCACTTGCAAATATCGAGAGAGGTCGTATTATTGAGGCAATTCTAACAAATTCAGGTGATGGTTATACATCACGTCCTCAAGTTGATGTGATTTCCTCCTCTGGTTTCGGTGGTAAGATCAAGGCATTAGTTGGTCTCGCACGTATTGATGTTAAGAATGCTGGTCAAGGTTATGTACTACCTTCAGTAGATGTTCATACGACAGTTGATGAAACATTCTTAGGACCTACAGGTGCTGGTGTTAATGGTGGTATTGACATTTATGATCCTAACTACATTCCTCAAGGTGAATCTGAAGCACAAGGTGAATCATATATCACTATTGAATCACAACCAGTTAACACAACAGTTAACCAAGGTCAGACTGCTTCCTTTACTGTAATCGCATCCACAACTCCTGCTGGTGGAGTTATTAACTATCAGTGGCAGAAGAAGGATTACGGTACTAATGAATGGATAAATATTAACGGAGCTACATCACCAACATATACTACACCTGCTACAACTCAGGGTGACGGAGGAGATGAATTTAGAGTCGGATTAACATCACTTGGTGCTACACCAACCCTATCTCAATCTTCCATACTGACAATCAACATAGGTTCTACCACAGTTGATAACTTCACCCCAGATCAAATATTTGATGACAACTAATGGCAGCAAACGGTAGTTACAATCCAAGCAATGATGTACTCACAGTAACGGGAGATGGTTTACCCAATCCCGTTGCTAAGGGTACGTTCCCTAATGCAAACAATTCTAATGATGTTGAGTCTTATACTTTTAGTCACGCTTTTACATATAGAGGTGGTACTAACACTCAAGCAGGTGGTAGTTTACCACTAGGTGTTGTTGGAATAAGTGCTAATGGAGTTGTTTTAAATAATCCATCTGCAGGTACTCTTGGTAGTCCTCCAACTGGATTTAATTGGGTGGCTACTGATGCTTTTGGTATGTACAATCCTGGTGATGATGCTGCTGGTGGTCGTCCTAATGCTAATGATCAATATCATTATATTGACGGTGAGTTTATAGGTGCTTGGAAAACCAATCAGGTGATGGGTGCTTATAATGATTACTATGGATTAAGTCAGTATGTTGGTGACAATATGCGTCACCCTGACGGACACTCTAAGATTTTAGGTATTGCATTTGATGGTTATCCTGTTTACGGTCCTTATGGATATAATTTACCACAGGATAATACTTCTCCAGTAGTTTTAATGGAGACTGGATATCAGATGAAAGAATCTATTGCTGTTAATAGACCTGCATATGGTACTACAACAGCAAATCCTCCTAAAGGTGCATTAATGGAGGATTATGAATATAATGTAGATAAAGTAGGGAGGCATTTAGATGTTTATAATGGTCGTTTTTGTTATACTCCTGAGTATCCCAATGGCACTTTTGCTTACTTCATCACCCTCTGGGGAGACGAAACAGAAAGTAAAAACTATACGGTAACCTTACAACAAGGTGATTACTTTATAGATGGAGTAGAATTTGCAAACTTAACATTTATAAAGGGAAGTACATATAGATTTGATCAATCAGATAGTAGCAATCATCCACATCCATTTAGATTTTCATCTACTGTAGATGGAACGCATCAAGGTGGAACTGAGTATACTGATGGTGTTACTGTTGTTGGTACACCTGGTGATCCAGGAGCGTATGTAGAGATCACGGTACCTGAAGATGCACCTGCAAATCTCTATTATTGGTGCCTATATCACCCAGAGATGGGGGGTACTAATGTAATAACGGTTCTTCCCAATCGTTATATGACACCAAAATTCCCTTATATATTTGGTCTTTCTTCTAAGGAAACTCTAAATATACCAGCAAATCAGGGTATTGGACAGGAATCATCAGGTGGTGAAGGTGGAGGAGAAGGTGGAGGTGCACCAACTACTCCTAGTATTATCATTACTAATCAACCTACTAATGCAACTATTGCTAGTGGTGGTACTCAACAGTTTAGTTTACTTGCTGTTATAGAACCTGAAGATGGTACTAAAGGGTATCAATGGCAAGTATCTACCGATGGTGGATTTGCTTGGGCTAATATAACTGGTGCTAATAGCTCAACTTATTCAGTTTTAGCACAAGCATATATGACTGGATATCGATTTAGATGTATTGTTACTGGACCTTTAGGTGAAGCACAACAGGCATCTAACTCACCTCTTGCATCTAACCTTGTTATACTCACAGTCACTGGTGGTACTAGTGGCGAAGACACTTCATCGGTTTTGAAGTGGGACAGTAGTGTCGGTAAATTTGATATGACATCCATACCATTTGATAGGGATAATGCAAACCCAGACTTTACTAGAAATAATGTACGTTTTGATCTAACCAATTATGAATTTGACCTTACATAAATAAAACTGTAGAATAACCCCCCTACTATGGCTAAGCAGAACCTTAATATTGGCGTAAGTGCCAATGACGGAACAGGTGATACCTTACGAGACGGTGCTATTAAACTCAATAATGTTATAGATGAGTTATATGCATCCCTTGGAGATAACACTAACCTTCAAATAACAATCGCAT